TTCCTTACCGAGAGCACGAAGCTCACCGACCGCAACGCCCATTGAGTCCGCGAGGATCCGAGCGATCATCGGAGTCTGCTCCAAGATCGAGTTGAGTTCCTGACCCGAAAGTCGGTTGGCGGCGAGTGCCTGACCGAACTGCCGCAGAGCGCCGGTTGCTTCCTGTGCGGTCGCGCCAGAGAGCTTGGTCGCCTTGGCGAGGTTGCTGACCATGACAGTGACTTGCTCATTAGACAAGCCAACTTGGTCTGCGGACATGGAGACGCGTTGCATAACGTCTGCAACGCCGCTCATCTCCATGTTCATGGTTCGCGCCACCGAAACAACCGTTGCCATTCGGTTGGCGGCTTGGTTCTGGTCTCGTGCGAACACCCGGCTCTTATTGCCAAGGTTCGTCATCTCATCGGAAGCGCGAATGACCTGCCGGGCCATACCAACGGCAGCAAGGCCGACCGAGGCCAGCCCGACTACCAGACCCTTCATCTGTCGGGAGACTTTACGTGCTCCCATCTGCTTGACTTTGATGAGTACGGTATGCGTATTCATGGCCATTACTTACGCCCCTTCCCGCGCTTGGCGGTGAGCTTTACGTCGTGCATCTTAAAATCAAGATAAGACAACGCCCGCTGTATGCCCGTCCTAACAAAATTGCTAGGTGCCTGAGTGCTAGATCCATTTTCGAGAAGGCCGATATAATGAACGCCATTGGCAATCGAGGCTTCCTCCTCATCCCCGCGGAGCTTACGGATTTCCAGCTCCGGGTCAGGCTCATCGTGTAAGAAGGCTTCGCCCGGATCGGTGAAGTCTCCTTTGAGGTCGGGTGATATGTTCCATCCGTTGACGGCTCTGCGGGTTTTCCTAGGAGTGCCTAGGGGCGGAACATCTTGGACCTCGTAGATGATGTAGGCGGCTGCCTCTTTAACCATCCCTAGCGCTTTCTGCTCGATCTCCTCAAACTCGTCTTCGAGATCCTTAACTACTAGCGGGATTGGTTTGGCCATGTCAGCTCCTCTTGCGTTCTGCTTTTTTACGTTCTCGTTCTATCTCTTCAGAGCATATTTGAATGTACTTTGAATCTAATGAGGCCAGGATGTACATAAAATCTTCGTACATGTCTTCATACCTAGTAAGGCCGAGAACTACCGCGTAGCGATGTGCCGCCGTCCAGGGGATGGATGCCGGTCCAGCGGAAGTGAAGTGTCTGTCCCGAGAAAGGTCCCAAAAATAACGAATGAATAGTTCGTCCTCGACATCTAAGTCTGGAGGTAGCATGGCGGGCGGAGGGGGCTTGCCCTGCTCCGCCGCAGCCTCGATGATCGGGGCAGCCTTTTCACCATACATCAAAGACCATTCAAGGAACCCGACTATTTTCCCGTTCGCTCCTCCCGGTCTGCCGCGATAAAGTTTGCAATGTCAGATGCTTCGTCTTGGATCATCTGTCGTAGCGTAGGCAGTTCCATTAAGAGACTAATCGCAGTCTCCGTCGAATACTTCATCTCTTTACCCTCGCGGTCGGTGACGCCACTCCAGCCAAGGATGACCGTGTCGGCCAGGGCTTGACACAGAATGCGTTCAGCCTGCTCATCCTTCATCGTGCCCTTCTGCATCGCGTACTTATAGGGCTTCATGAGGGCGTTCAGCTTCGTGCCGAACTTCTTGTTTTCGCCTCCGGCACGGGCAAGTTCGAAGGAGATCTTCGCATCGCCGTCCTGAAGCTCAAGGGTAAAGCTCTCCGATTCGTCGAGCTTGTCTTCATCGAAAATTTCATATAGGTTCATTGGGGGTTTCCTTTGTTGGGGTTAAATGGTGGGGAGCCCTAAGGCTCCCCACCCAAAACGGTCCAGGCGGTAGCGAGCGCCTTTGCCGTTTATGCCGCGAAACGAGTAATTTTCAAGGTGTAGCCGTCAGCCGTGGCTGATGGGCCTGATTTTCGAATCGCCTGATAGCCGAGGTTAAGCATAACATCCTCGTTCTTGCCAGAGACTTCAGGTACGCCTTCAGAAAACTTGATAGCAGGCATCTCAAAGATCAAAGCGGATCCGTCGCTAGACGCAAAGCCGAAGCTAAGACTAGTCTCAGTATTGTTAAGAAGCTTTTCTAGGAGTACATTATCCTCGAAGTACACCGAGAGTTGGCCCGTGACGTTGAATTCACCTGAACCAATTGATTGCGCCCCTTGCACGCCAACCACGTTCCGTTCTCGCAGGTTGTTAGAAACCTCCATCGTCAGTTCTGTACAAACCTGCAAGCCAGGAGTTCCAGCCTCACCGATAGTCGCAACGTTATTGGAAGCGTTGAAAGGCGTAGTAGCTATATCCGCGCCGGTAGAAATAGTGCCGGGTCGTGACGTAGTCGAATTATGCGATCTGCCTAGCATCCCAAAGGATGCGGTGACGATCGAGCTAGCCGAAGCCGAGACAGAAAACGAATCGATCTCCAAGCCTGTAAGGTATTCAAAGGTTGGCGTGGATTGGTCTGCATATTCCCTTTCAAACGAGAAAGACGAACTAGCAGAAGCGTTCTTAGCGTAAGTCCCACGCGTGACGGTAAAACCGGCCCCGTTTGAAAAATCAGCACTAGGGTTCCCTTCTACGGTCAAGGAAGTGGAGGTCTTGGCGGTTACACGGTAGAACTTTGTGACTGCGCCTTTACTAACTCGTATAAAATCCCCGGGATCAACGTCAGTCGTTGTCAATGTGGCATGGCTGATAGATGAAGAGGCGAGCGTCAAAGTTCCAGTGAAAATGTCTGCCTGCGCTGGACTACTCCAAGCTGAAGCCTGGAGCGCGCCTAGAAGGAGAGCATCGAAGACTCCCGGTGATAGTTCGGTGTCAAACGAACCGCCGATGGACTCATTTGTTTTGATCAGATCATTAACCTGCCGATCTGAACGGATGATATCTGAAACCACGGTTTCGGGCGTTGCGCCCAAATCCGAAGTTCCTGTGTATTGTAGGGGGGCATAAGCGCCTGTGATAAGAGTGCCCGCCGTGGTTTCTTTTTTGAACCGCAGGGCCACGCGATTGGTATCTGACATAAAACTCTCCTCCTACGCGGCTTGCCGGTCGTAGGTAAAATCGGCAGAAACGTTAACCTGAAAGTAGGTCCCGTCACTGCCAAGTTCGTTGATGTCAACGTCCTGTAATCGAACGCCGAAGGAAGATGGTACGTCTTCTAGACCATGAGCGATATCATCACTGAGGTCTCGTATAGTAACCGTACCGGTGCCCTGAGGCACAAATATTTGGACGTAGACTGTACCAGACCTGCGGAATCTATTGACCCCAAGGGTGATCCGAGTGCTACTTCCGTGCCGTACGATAGCCCGCCCAAATAGCGTAGGGCTACTAGGGCGGTCTACATTCTGGTTGTCGTAATACAGGGGAGCGCCGTTCGCGTGTAGGTCCCAAAGAGACTTAATGCGCGTAAGCAACTCGTCCTGTACTTCAATCTGTGTTGAAGCCATCTTAGTTCTCCACCTTCAACACATACATAATGGCCACGTCGCCGGGAGCCACTGTTTCAACTTTCTTGACTTCTAAAGTGCGATCCCCATCCAAGATTTGCATCTCTGTGGAGGGCACGACAGTAAGGCCCTTGGCGGCAATCACGACTCGCGCTTCATTCACTTCTACTGGGGAAAGGACAAGTCGAGAAACGGCGGAAAGTCGAGCTTCGAGATCGCTACCCACCTCATTGACAAAAGCGCCAATGGTTGTGTATGTTTTTGAGGTAACACTGTCAGTGGGAGAACCCCAAGGTTTTGCCGCATTCCCAAGTTCAGTGTCCGACTTGGAGAGCTTAATCTCTCGACCAAAGTCCTTGACCAGCTTTTGGGCGGAGTCTCGTAGCCGATCGTAGACTTTACTCATCGCATTACCCCGCCGCCGCCGCCATTGACTGCATACCCAGAACGCTTAACGATGCGGTCAGCGTGGGGGTACGTTGCGGTAAAACGAACCCCTACCCCGGTATCATATCGTGTTTCTGTCTCAAGGGTTCCGACCTTGTCACGCTGCATGGTAACCTTTATCCCGGTGCTCTGGTCCGGCGTGGGTGAAAGGTCAACTAATGCCTCGCCAGTGCCTAGTACAACTAGCGCGTATTCACAGCATGCGTCAGCGATTTCTACAGGTACCGAGACAGTTACGTCATTGCCATCCATGTCATAGATTTCTTCTCGTGGGAAGCCGAGCGTCTGAGTGGCCTTAGCCCTAACGTCGATCCAAACCCATCGAGTGTCCAGATACTGAGTAGCGCGGATCAGAGACACACACTTATCGTTCTCGCTCGCCTCTTCCCACAGGTCGTTACCCCGAACCCTATGGTACTCATTGGCGCTGGCAAGACTTACGTAGACATTGGCAGTTGAAAGGCCAGTGCCATCTTCTACTACTAAATCAGCATTTGTGACTGCCATTAGATCAAGTCCTTCTTGATGATCACGGTGCCATACAGAACCGTGGACACTACGCCCGTGTCGGTCATCTGAAGCTCATGGTAGTAAGTGCCCGCGAGGGACTCGGTGTCCGCGGGGTCAAGCGTGATGTCGATGCGGCCAGTGGCTGCGTCGATCAGGGTGACGCCCGAAGCCAGAGCCTTGGTCAACAGTGCTGCCCCGCGAGGCGCAACTGCTGAGTTGCTCTTCTTGGACATCGCCCAAGTGAATGTGGCTGCGGTGAGGTCTACAGCCGACCCACTTGAGTCATTGACTGTGACCTCAAGGGTCAGAGTGTCGCCCGAGTGTAGGGTGACGTCGTTCTGGGTGCCTAAGGCCATGTTGTTATTCTCCTGCGGAACCCGTAAGGGTCGCGGTAGTAGTTTGGGTGCCGGTCAGGGTCGCGGCGGTGCTCTTAGTGCCGGTCAGGGTCGCGGTAGTAGTTTGGGTGCCGGTCAAGGAGGACCTGTATGTCTCGGGAACCCTGATGGTCAGGACCTCGATGGACTCGTCGTAGGCGTACATGCCAGAGATCAGGGGGAGCGTCTCGCCGAAGGAGAAGTCAGGTATGGGTGCTATTGATACGAAAGCAGAAGCTAGCTCCGTTGTGTTCATGGCGGATTTGTCTAGTCTAGTGTAGCCCCATTCACCTGTTGAGGAGGTACTGGGTTCGCTCCATGCAGCAGATCCCGAAGATAAAAAGCCAAAAGGTCCGCCACTGACCTTAACCCGCCCAGCCCACGTCTGCCCAACAACAGGCTTTATCTGAGCATAGAAGGTTTCCGCGCTCGCAAAGGATGGGAGCCCATATGCCGGACCCCATAAGATATAACTAAACCCTATCGCTGCGACCCCACCCCATGTGTGCGGGTTGTCGGGGAAGTTACGTGCGGGGGAGGCCGTGAACCCGTCAAAAGCATTAGCGTTGGGCATGTATCGGGTCATGCCTTCGAGCACCGCAGAGGCCACTCCTCTTTCGGAGGATACTGGTACAATCACGTCAGCCATTAGGTGCTCCTA